GATGGCCTGGGCGTGGTGTCCAGAACCATGTTTGAAGATCGCCAGGCGCGCGACATCGACGATCGCACCATTCAGCAGTTTCTTCCCGCGCTGAAGGTAAGGCTCTCATGATCTCGCTTTTTGTCGAGCAGGCCAGCGTCGATGAGACTGTCGATCATCTGCAGATGGTGCGCGAACGCATCTTTGCCAACATCCGCGAGGTCATGGAAGCCGGCGCGCCAGAGTTGGCGCAGATGACTGTTGAGGCGGCTGCCGAGGAAGGAATTGAAGAACGCACCGGCAAGTACTTTGCCTCCATCCTGGCTTCGGCGATGGCTTATGACAACGATGTGGAGATCGGCGCTCAAGTAACGACTGACAGCTCGATGGGCCAGAAGGGCAAACATATTGGCATCTGGCTCATGGCCGGCTTCCATGAAAAAGCGATGAAGTTGTCAGATACCGGCCAGCGCAGAAAATACAACAAATATTCGAAAGCCGGAGAGAGTTTCGCCGATTCCTATCTGCACCGCGCTTTCGGCTTTCAGGCGGATGGAACTCTGGTCTGGGCTGCGGGCCATGCGGCCTTCAGCGTTCGCTCCCGGCCCTTTGCGCGGGAGGCGCAGGAGCGGTGGTATCCGCCACTGGTGGAAAAGATGCAAGAGGCCATCGCCGCGGCGGCGGCAGGGGGTAACGTATGAGCCTTTTAACACTCGATTCCAATGGCCAGCCAATTGCCGCCGCCGAAGTTCCCCGGCCTACCTTTGCGGGCGGTGTTTCCATCGTTCCACGGTCCGGGATGTTCTCGCAGTTTGCCGCTATCGATCGTGAGGCAATCTGGACAGCGCTCTTTGCCTGGTTTCAGGCGAGTCTTGGTGGAACTTTTACCAGTATGGGCCGCAGGCATGTAGCGCCCCCCAAGCTCAAGATGGCCGACCAGCCGGCGCTCTTCCTTGTCTCGCTGCGAGAGACGCAGATCCCGCAGAAGCCGCCCGGCGCGCCGCCCAAGCTGATTCTGCACGGCCTGGTGATTGTCTATGCCTTCAACGAAGCGCCTGTCGAGGATATCGGCCAGGAAAAACTGCTTGGCGAAACAATCTTAAACGGACTCTTGCTGGCCATTGACTCTGTCTTTGTGCCTGACGATCCAAACACCGGCAAGTTCACCCTCGGCGGCCTGGTCACCCACTGCTGGATCGAGGGCAACACAGAGGTTGACCCTGGCATCTTCGGCAACCAACTCGGCGCCATGATTCCGGTGCATATTCTTATCGACTAACCGCAGGGCTCGGGTTTTTCTAACCCCTAACCCCTAACCCCTAACCCCTGAAAGCGGCTGCGCCGCTTTCCTAACTTGTGCGCTCAATCAGCGCCGAAGGAGCTACCATGAATTTTCAAGGTGGAAGTGGCGTCCTGATTGGGACGCCGAATGTGAACATCGACAACCTCACCGATCTGAGCCCGCGCCCCTATCCGGTTCTGCAGGAAGTGAGCTGCGAGTTCAAGGGTGACACCAAGGATCTCTTTGGTCAGGGAATTTTTGCTGTCGATACTTTCGATGGCAAGGTGACTGTGAGCGGCAAGGGCAAGATTATCGCTCCGCCTCCCTCGCTGATTGGCCCTTTGTTTTTCGGTTCCACGCCCAAGCAGGGACTGAACCGTCCAGTGCAAAATGAAGAGCAGGCGCCGGTGGCCACGCTGATTCCAAACAACCCCACCGCAACCATCAACCTCGGCGTCATCAACGGAGATACCGGCGATCCAATGTCTCTCTATGAGGGCGTTGGCGCTCCTCCGATTGGGAGCTATACGTTCACTCCCGCCAGCAGTTCATCGCCTGTGACCAGCGCGGCCTACAAATTCAACCCTTCCGAACCGGCTTCGGTCGTGTGGCTGAACTATGTCTGGCCGGATTTGGTCAACGGCGAGACGCTGGATCTGATGAACATGCCCATGGGCACCAGGCCGCGGCAAAACATGTACATGTTCAACAAATACCGCGGCAAGACAGTGGCCCTGATCCTGAACCAGGTTATTCTTGGCTCTTTTTCGATCGCCTCGAAGCTGGAAGATCACTGGCTTTCGGACTTTGACTTCAAAGCCTGCTGTGATTTCAGCAACAAGCTGGGATCGTTTGAAATGGACATGTAAACTGCTTTCGCAGCCTGTGGTAACAGGCTGCGAAGGGGCGCGGGCCTTCCATCCCGTTCCTCCGGCCGGAGCGTGTCCCGAGCGCGCTTCGGCCTGCCCAATCAGCTCAGGAAAACGTCACTCTTGAGGGAAAGAGGTCGCGAGAATTGCCAGAGCGTCTTCCACTGCGCTGTCATCCTGAACGGAGCGCAGCGCAGTCGAAGGATCCGCGTTTGCTTTTTCCTAACCCCTAACCCCTAATCCCTGTTCTTTGGAGTAACCCATGCCACAAAAACTTCGCTACCTCGGCGTCCCTGTCTACATGAACGGGCAAAACTTCTACATTCCCTCGCTTTCCAAGCGCCAGTATCAGGAGAATGCCGCGCGGCTCGCCGCCGGCGTCCCTGAGGGCACTCCTACGGAGCAGGGGGTCACCTGGTTCGACGACATCATTCTGCTGGCCATCCAGCGCAACTATCCGGAAGTCACCGCCGACGATCTGGCCGAGTGGCTTGATCTGAATACCAGCACGCTCGCCCTCAAGGCGCTTTCCGGCCAGAGCGGCCTGGAGGCGGTCTCTGAGGGGGAATAGCCGCCGGTGACGGGGAGATCGACTGGGCGGCGATCGACAGCCGCATAGCCACCGCTACCGGCTGGACCTTTGAGCAGATCGACGAGATGTGCTTCGGCCGCATTGTCGCCCTGCTCCTCTATTGGCGAAAATCGCCACCTGTGCACGATCTGCTGGCCCTGCGTTATCTCGGACCGCAAGAGCAGCGGACAGTGGACAGCGGACAGGGGTCAGTTTCAAGGCCCGATAACGGCGAAACCGTCTCGCAGACCCCGCAGATCGCCCGGTTTTTGGGCGTGCCGGTACGCAAGATGAGCGACAAAACCCGCGCCCTCTACGAATACGCGCAGAGTGTGATCCACCCGAAAGAAGCATCGAAAAAAGACGAAAGTGGTAAGACTCCTCCACGGCGGTGAGCTAGAATGCTGTCGTGGGGGAGTACCGCATGGGGTCTCGAAAACGATTTGCGCTAGCATTCCTTTTGTGTATTTTTTGTGTGGGAAGCGTCTTGATTTATGAGGATGCTGCCTACGCAACCTGTACCGGTTCCGATCCGTGCTATGCCTGTAAAAATTGTTCGCATTGCCGGCATTGTGCGAAGGAGGGCGGAAAATGTGGAGTTTGCAAAAGGCATGAGGTTACACAATGGAAGGGGAGCAAATCATGAAAAAATGGATTCTCCTCTCGCTTGCCGTCGCCTTGATGATCGCTGAGAGCTGCTACGGAACCAAGAAACCTGTAAGTGACTGGGATCAATATTTTGGGGCCGGTGTTGTGCCATCCTATCCGTACGCGGCTCGCCTTGTTAGAACAAGTTCGAACGATCAGCACTATAGATACACAGATTCAACCGGGAATACACAAAGTTGGCATTGCTCCGCGGATGAGTCGGGGGCTGAATGTGCTGAGGGGTTCGGGCTTTATTTTTATCTCGTCCAAGCGGACGGGGGTGGATACTATGTTGCCGATGAGCGCTGGGGATACGGTGATCCATGGGATATGACGTTTGAGCCAGACTCGATCTTCACAGTCATGGGGCGCTCTAATAGCGACATGCCTGTCTTTCATTTTCGCTTTGTGCAACGCGAGGGAGTAGACCTGGCTTGCATCCAGCAGCCTGGTACCGAGTCGATACCGAATGGTAAAGCGAGAAAAAATTATGCAAAACACCATCGTCTTGAATCGTGCTATCAGACGAAACCACAAGCAATCTATCCACGCGACGGCTGGAAATAATCTAACCGAACAGGTAACTGCAAAGCCCCGCCCCGGCGGGGTTTTTCTATTGGAGAAAACATCATGGCTGAAGATGCTGTAGTTCGAATTGGCGCAGTCTTTGACAAGACTAATGTCGAAGAGGGCATCACCAGTACGACGGAACTGATCAATAAGTCCAATCAGAGCATATCGCCCATCGTTGAGGAGACCAGCGCCCGGACTACGTCTGCATACATGAATATGAGCGCGGCGGCAAAAGAACTTGCCAACAATGTCAGCGCCAGCGCAATCAGGCAAGCTGAGGCCATGAAGGGGATCGTCGTCGCCCAGGCGGATGTGCGCCGGTCCTGGGTGCTTGTCAAAGATGCCAGCTTGCCTGCTGAAGAGAGCATTCGCCGTCTGGCGGCTTCGCAGCAGCTTCTGACTGCTGCCCAGGCTGAAGGAGCTGCCGCCGTCAAGGCAGCCGCCGCCGAGATGGCCGCCAGCGCGCCGCCGGTAGCCGCTGCGTGGACCGTCGCTGGAGCGGAGGTTAAAGCGGCGCTCACAGGCATGCAGGCGAAGTTCGCTGCTACCGCCGAGACTTCAAAGATCAGCGCTGCCGGCATCGGTGCTGGGTTTGCCGGCCTCAGTTCGCTGATGGGAGCGGGCATCTTGGCCGGCTTCGCAGCCCACTTCATTGACGATGCGGTGAAGGTGAATGTTGAACTGGGCCATATGGCCGAAGAGACAGGATTCACCTTTGAACGCATGGCCGGGTTACGGCAGATGGCGAAGGAGTTGGGGATGGACCTTGACACACTCGCCAGGTCTCTCTTTCATATGAACGCTGTGCAGTACGAGGCGAACCATGGCAGCGATAAGCTGAAGCAAGCTTTTCTCGATCTCGATGTTACTGAAGAACAGTTGAAAAACGACTCGCCGGAGGAGATGCTGCAGCATCTTGCTATCGGGATGCAAAAGTATGCTGGTTCGACGATGGAGGCCAATGCGGTTCGGGAGATATTCTCGCGCGGCGGCGTCAAGTTGATCCCCCTTCTGGAAGCGGAAGGAGCTAATCTTCTGCGCGATGCGGATGCTGCGGGGAAGAAGACCGGTGCGGATAAGGAGGCGAACGCGGCCTCGCTGGAATGGACGAAAAACCTTGCGCAGCTCTCCGGGGAACTGATGGCGCTCGGTAACGCGATTATTGAAAATCTTCATTACGTTGAAGCATTTGGTGCTGCCATTGGGTCGTATCTCAACGTGGCTTTTCAGGCTGTATACGCTTCGATCAAGGAGACAATTCAAGCGCTTAAGGGACTTGGCCAGCTAATGATTGACGCGGTCACTGGCCACTGGCGCGATATGCCGAAAGATTGGCAAGCAGCCAATGATGCGATGGTTGCGACAACCGGTAAGGCACTCGATGACATAAAAGCCCGCTGGAAAGAGGTGGACGATTTAGCAAAGGGGCCCTTGAAGTCGGATGGAAATGCCCCTAAACCTTCCCATGGCGGCAAGAAGGATGAAAACCCTGAGGCTGCTGGCGCGGCTGGCGGCGGCAAAGGTGGCACACAGGCGGCCGGGCCGGAAATCCAGACCCTCGCGGCAACGAGTGTCTTGGATCAAAATCAAGACAAGGGCCTCGCGCAGACGGTGTGGGATGTGCAAGCCGCCAAAGGGGCGCAGGCGCAGATTGCCGCGTTTTTCAAGGATTACAACAAGGCGGCTGCCGATGCCGCCAAGCGCGCCGTTGAGTCGGAACGCTCAGCCGCCGAAGAGAAGATTCGCATCGGCCTCAAAGATCTGGAGGACTTCGAGGAGGACTGCCGTTTCAAGGTCCGCATGGGTGAGATGAGCGAGCGGCAGATGCTGGCCGCCGTCGAAGCCGCTGCGAAAAAGGAAGAGCAGATCCGCCGCCAGCAATCTACGGTCATCGAAGGCCTCGATCGCAACAACGAAAAGCGCTTCGCCGAAGATCTGAAAAAAGAAGAGCAGGACACGCGCGAATTTACCAAGCACATCACCCAACTGCATCAGCAGGCGGCGCTGAAAATCAAAACCGAGTGGGATAAGGCGACGAAACAGTTCAATACGGCTTTTACCACCGCCTTCAACCAGATCATCACCCAGTCGAAGTCCGTCTCGCAGGCTTTTTCGGAGATGTTCAACAAGATCATTCTCGACGTGGCCGACATGGTTGTGCAGTGGCTGCTGAAGGAAGCGGAAAAATGGGCCCTCCTGAAGATCATGCAGGTGATGGGGTTCACTACTCAGAAAACCACAGAGGGCGCGGCCAATGCCGCGTCGGCGACCAGCTATGCCGCCGTGGCTGCCGCGGCAGCCGCATCTACGGTCGCCGGGGTGCCTATCATTGGACCGGCACTCGCGGTGGCTGCGGCTGGTGCGATGATGGCTTCGATGGCGCCTTATATTGCCATCGCTGCGCTGGGCGATTCAGGCGGCATGATTCCCCACGGCGGCATGATGGTCAATCTCTCCGGAGCGGCAGAGCGCACTCTCGATCCGCGTCAGACGGCTAATTTCGACAAGATGGTCAGCAACAACAGCTCCAGCTCCAGCTCCAGTTCCGCGAATACGACTCATAACCACATCACCCAAAACCTCAACGGCTACGACCGCGCCGGCATGAAAGCCGCTCTCCGCGGCCACGCCGATGAGATCCTCGACATCGTCCGCGGCGGCTACCGCAGCGGCGCATTGACCGCATAAGCGGTTCCTAACCCCTAATCCCTAACCCCTAATCCCTATTTTCGCGGAGCGAAAATGCTCGTTTACCCCACACTCCCGGGCCTCACCCTGCCGGTGCTCAAGACGGTGGACTTCGACACCCTCGTCGAGTCCGCACCGAACAAGTACGACGTGCGCCTGCCGCAGACGGTGAATCCGATCTGGGGATGGGAACTGATCTACGACTTTCTCCGCGACTATCCCACGCCCAGCTTCGGTATCGGCGAGCTGCACACCCTACTCGACTTCTTTCTGGCCATGGGGGGCGCGGCGCAGTCCTTCCTTTTCCTCGATCCCGATGACAACTCCGTCGGCCCGGCGATGGTTGATGGCGAGCCCAATGTTCCGCTGGCGCAGTTGCAACTCGTCACCGATGGAACCAACTACTATTCGCCGCTGCAGCGCACCTTCGGCGGCCTCTTCTACGAAGACATTGTCGATCTCAATACCGATCCCTACGCCGACGGCCAGCCGTTGGAGGTCTATTCCGACGGCGTGCAGGCATGGCCCACTGGCGCTGCGCCCGGCGGCTACACCGGTCCGACCTACGAGCTCCTGGGTCCCGGTCTGGCCATTCCCGGTGCATCCTACATGGGCATGTATCTCGAATGGTCCGCGCAGCCCACCGCGCCGATTACCGCGCAGTTCAGCTTTTATTTTCGCTGCCATTTCGAAAGCGACTCTCAAGACATGGAAAAGTTCGCCATGGGCGCAAAGCGTACCTGGACCATCGGCGGCAGCGAATCGCAAAACGGCAAGGGCTATCTCAAGCTGAGCCAGGTCAGGCCAAATCCGCTGTAAGACAGCGATCGTGGATTAGGGGTGCGGCAAAATGAGCGTTGCTTCGACAATTGAATGTCCGCACTGCGGCCATCGTTCTGAGCTGTCGGTGACGGTGCAGGATGCTATGCCAGACACAGGGCTGGAGGCGCCAGACAAGACAGGTATCTGCGTTCTGAACGCGCTGACATGGCGGGAAAGAGAAGTGTTGTATGCGCTCTCGCTGGGGGCGACCAATAAGGAACTGGCCCGCATTCTGAACATCTCGAAAGAGACTGTGACCAGGCACCTGAACAAAATCTATGAAAAGACGGGCATGGGCAATCGACTCGAAGCGGTGTTGTTTATGCAGCAGCACGAAGTGCTGGCCGCAGGATGCAAGGCGGCAGCGAAATGAGAAAAGTCATTGGCGGCAACGGGCTTGACAATACGGCGGCGGCACAGGCTTACCTCGCGGCCAACAAGACGCTGATGCTGCGCGACCTGATCCTGATCGGCGAGCCGGAGGATCCGCGGTCCATCTGGCTCACCAATCACGAAGCGCCTGTCATCTACTCGCCCTGGGGACGTTTCAATCCCGCCGTGGTCACCCGCGATCGCGTGCAGTGCAAGATCGGCACCGATGCACAGAGCTTGAGCATCACCTGGTCTCCCAACCTGCAAACCACCGGAACAACCATCGCCTCGGCCAGCGTCGCCCAGCTCGCCCGGCTGCACTTTTTTGATAACTGGCCAGTGCGCATCTGGCGCGCTCTGATGCCCACGCCCGGCGACGCCGATACCCTGGGCTGTGTGGATTGGTTTGGCGGCCGCATTGATACCGTACAGCCTTCGCGCAACAAGATCGTCTTCAACGTCAAGAGTTTCCTCGACGTGCTCACGCAAAAAGTGCCCTCAACCGTCATCGAGACCACGAACACTCTGGCCTCCACCGCAGCGGTCACTTTGCCGCCCGGTGATCCGTCGATTCCGGTCTTTGAGTGTGTGGCTGGCTCGACGGAAGATTACATCATTGCCGACTGCACTTCGCCCAGCGCGGGCAAGATCTATTCCGGCAACATCTTTGCCGGCGGCTACATGGTCTTCCTCTCCGGCGCTGGCGCTACGCTCAATGGGGCCTGGTCCGCGATCGGACAGAATGGCGCCTGGACGGATGGCTTTGGCACCAAGCATTCGCAGTTCGAGCTTTACGCCGCGCTGCCCTGGCCGCCTACGCCTGGCGTGGATACCTTCTACGTCTCCATGAGCGCGCCGGTCAACATGGCGGATGAAAATTTCTATGGTTTCCCGTTTGTTCCATCGCCACAATCGGGAGTTTGAGTCAGTCTGACCCCTGATCCCTGAAACCTGATCCCTGTTTTCCAAAGGAAAACAATGAAGACTCGCACAGAAGCCGTCGCCATCGCGCGCAGTTGGCTCAGGACGCCCTATGTCCTAGGCGGACGTATCAAGGGGGCAGGAGTGGACTGTGCGACGCTCCTGGCTGAATATTTGATTGAGATCGGGGCGGCTACGGAGGCTTCGCTCATCGAGCAAGGCTTTTACCGGGAAGGCGGCGTTAGCCACTCCTACTCCTCTGATTGGTTCTGCAATACCTCTTCTCAGATCTACCTGCGCAACTTGATGCGCTTTGGCAAGTTGGTGGCGGAGACCATCTGCCGCGGCGGCGCGCAGGCCCAGCCGGGCGACCTGGTGCTCTTCCGCGTCGTCAATGGCAGGGTATTCAACCACGGCGCCATCGTTACCGCGTGGCCGCGCGGCATCCATGCCGAGGCCGAAGGTGTCCGCGAAGTCGATCTAACCGGCCACCCTTTGACCAGCTTCCAACCCATGGATATATTTGATCCATTTGTAAAGCCGGAGGCGAACCCCCATGCAGGGCTTTAAGTCTCAGGCTTCCAATAAGCCCACCGCTCTGGGTTCGCTGCTGCAGGCCTCCACCTACGGCGCGACCATTCCGGCGATCTATGGGCT